TCTAAAGACAACTTAACTCTAGTTGCTTGTAGGTCTTGTCTAATGATAATACTATTTAAAGTTTTTGTATTTAACTCACTTCTTTTATAGTCTTTACCATCAATTGTAAAAGTTTGCTCTTTAGCTACATCTGTTTGTGTATTCAATTCACTACTCATTTTATTCTCCTATTATTAAACGTTTGGTTTAACGGTGATTAAACCTTCAATTATTTTTGTTACAGTACTGTCACTTGCCGTTATATCTAAATCATAAACATAACGTGCTGGTGCGTCTAAAGCTGCAGTTTGAGCTGCAGTTAAAGAAAGTGTTATAACACCTGTTGTTCTATCGGCATCAAAAGTTGTTGTAATAGTGGTTCTTGTTCTTGTTGAAGCATAACCTAAAGCCATCTTTGCACTTGCTGTATAATCAGTCAAGTCTAAAGGATTTCCATCATTACCTCTAACGGTAACTGCTGATGAAAACGTTGTTCCTTGATGTATTACATAATTTGCTATTGCTGCCATAGTACTATTTATACATATACTATTGACTTTTTTTTAAAAAGTGATATTATATAGTATGCATAAAATTTTAGTAATTTTAACATTTTTATTTAGTAATATATTATTTGCAGCCGAAAACGACTGTCAATGGGAAAATGAAACTCCTTGTATTATTATATCTAAATCAAACATAACAAACTCTAACAAAATTGGTGATAAAATTACACCAAGTATTTCTATAACAAAAAAACAAATAGAAAAATACAATCTTATAGATTTAGCAAAAACTTTAAATTTTGTTCAAAGCTTAGAAGTATCTCAATCAGGTCCTAGAGGTCAACAAGGATCAGTTTTTTTCAGAGGCACTAATTCAAATCACGTTTTAGTTTTGTTAAATGGTATACCAATAAATGATTATTCTACACCAACAGGTGCGTTTGATATTGGCCAAGATTTTATGTTTAATGTTCAACAGATAGATGTTTATAAAGGTTCATCTGGTGCTCATTGGGGCGCTGACGCTGTGGGAGGTGCAATTAATTTTAGAACAACTATTGATTACGATAAAAAATTAAACATTTCAGGAAATCACAACGATAAAACAATTAGTGGAAACTACTATACTAATATAAATGACTTTGATATATCCTTGTCTGCAGGACAACATCAATCAAAAAATATATCAGCACTTTCTGGTGCTAGTGAAAAAGATGGAACAGAAAATAAATCACTTTCACTAAACGTAAGTAAATGGTATGATCTTATTCACTGGAGAACAAACTTCTTTACACGAAACACATTTACCGATTTAGATGGACATAATGTACTTGTGCAAAATGATAAATGGTCCGATAATACATTTTATGCTTTTCAAACAGGACTAGATTACAAAAACAGTAGTTTAACTTTACATACACACCAATATGATAGAAACTATGATGATGATTATTATAAAAGTCAAAACTATACACTAAAGGCTACACAACAATATGAAAACTATGGTTTTGGATTTGATTATAAACACAATGAATCATTAAACAATCAACATCATAACTTAGGATATTTTTTTAATTTATCATATGATATATTTTCTTATCATCACAGATTTGATGAAGAACACGAAACGTATAAGTTAGGATTTTTTAAAGAAATACAAGATGGATTAAGTATAAGTGGAAGTACATCTACAAGTTATAAAGACAAAACTACCTGGACAGCTATCGAGTATGGTGAAACACAGGAATTAACGTTAACTAAAAATAATTTTTCAACAACAGTTTTTAAAAACGATATAGGTAATTTAAATACGGATGGTATTGAATTTGCTTATAATCTAAATGATATTAAATTTTTTGCAAGTCATCTTAACAGCAAAACAAACGATACGGTAACACTAAGACGTCCTAATTGGTCACTAGGATTTATTCACAATTATGATTTTAAAAATAACTTTTCACTAACCACAAATTACAAATATAAAGGCGAACATTTAGATGTACATAACTCTAATTGGTCAACAATCTCAATGCCTGAAACACATTTATTAGATTTAAATATTGGTTATGATTATTATGGAATAAAATTTGGTGTAAGTGTGACAAACCTTTTAAATGAAAATTATGATTCACCACACGGATTTAACCAAGAAGGCAGAAAACTAACTTTAGGATTTAACAAATCTTTTTAACTTTGAACAGCTATATTATTATGTTTGTTTAGTTTATCTAAATCTTGTTGATATTGTTTTACTTTGTCTAAGGCGTGATGTTGAAACTGATATCCTAATTCTTGTCCCAGCTTCAATACTTTCATAAATCTATTAAATCTTATTTTAAAATCAGAATTTTCATTTTTCCAATGATAGCCAAATTCAGAATTAAATAAATCTCTATGCTCAAAATCTAAAGGTGTGTTTTGAAATGTTATCATTATGTGATGTGATACAAATATATTATGAGCATATTTTTTATATTTTCTTAATAGGTTTAATGTTTCTTCAAAGTCTTCTTCAGTTTCAGTAGGATAACCACAAATAAGTAAAAATTTCATTCTAATGTTTCTTTCACCTATATTTGTTATAAAGTATTCAATATCATCATTACTAAATTTCTTTTTCATATGATCTCGTACTCGCTCACTTCCAGATTCAATACCCATATCTAATCCTACACAACCAGAGTTTGCTAAATTATCAAAATCTTGCTGAGTAAATGTTTTTTTATCTCTTACAATAAACTGTGCATCCCAATTTATTTTCTTAGGTCTTTTTGCTAACTCGTGGCATAAATCTCTAAAATGTTTCATTGATCCATTAATTAATGAATCAGAAAAATTAATCTTTTTTAAACCTGTTTGTTCAGAAACGTGATGTAAATCGTCAGCTATTTTTTTACCAGTCTTCCATCTATACTTAGGCCATATACTCATTACATCACAAAAAGTACATTTACGAACACAACCTCTACTACCTGATATTACAGCTCTAGTATAATTATGTTTATGAACAACATCTGAATAATCAGGAGGAGGTAGATGTTCTATATCTTCCATTTGTGTGGGTTCTTTACCATTAATTCCTGGAAAATCTAAATTTCCTTCCATAAATGCTTTAAGAGCGTGTTCTTCACCTCTTATAAAATGTTTTCTTGGCCAATTTTTATCAACACCAGAACCACCAAAAACAACATTGTCATAAGGCTCTGCAAGTTTAAGAGCGTCATCTTTTTGTAAAAAAGAAAATACAGATATACCTAACCATTTAAATTGATATTTGGCAATTTCTTTGTGTATGTTTTCTAAAGTATCTAATTGATTTCCATCTATAACTTTAACTTTATATCCTAAAGGTTCTAAATACCCTTTTATAAAAGCAGGACCTGGGACAGGTTTAGCCTTATCTAATCCTGGTAATGATGTAATCACTAAATCATAAATCATCTAAATGCGCCTACTATATGAATCCTATCTATTTTTGAACAATTTAAAGCTGTATGATTTTTTGTTGTATCAATTACATATGCCTCACCTGTCGCAGGAATATGTATTCTTTCATTATCAATTAATAAAAAACAATGTGGATGTGTTATGATTGGAATGTGTAATCGTTTAGTTTTATCGGCGTGCCAAAGATAACAAGTTTTTGGTTTCATTTTCATTATTCTTGTTCTCACCAAATTATGTTCTAACATTATACTGTTGATATAGGGTATATTAAAAAGTGGAACATCATAGGTATGTTCAACATTATCAATATCATAACCTTTGTCTGAACCTTCTTCAGGATTCATATCTTTTGAATAACCTTGTAGATATAATTGTTTATTATAACTTGGAAGTGTACTCAACTCTTTTTTTATTAATTCTAAATCATATATCATAATTGTATTTATTAGAATTATAAATATTATTTTTAACTAAGGAGACTGATATGACATTGACACGTTATGAAAAAGGTATGAGAGCTTATATGAAAGAAACCTATGATTGGGATGAAGAACATCAGGTTTTAGAAAAAATGAAAAGGTGCCAAAGAAATTGGGACCATCAAAAATATAATGACGATAAAATAGAAAATAGGGAAAGACATATACAAGAACTACTATATGTAGCACAAAATAGTCCTAGTAAGCAATTCGAAGCACATTTTGATTTATATTGGACAGCTGATAGAAACGTAATACACGAAATATCCAGATATACTTGGGGCAATACCCATAGAAGAAATCCACCATCAACGTGGAGAAATACACAGGCAAATGCTAGCGTCTATATTGTGTGGGTTGCTAAAGAACCTGATACACAATTAAACTGTCACTCAGACGGTACATTAAAAGAAAACTCACACAAAGAAAGATGGTTAAATGCTTACTGTAGTATTGGAATGTCAGTAGCATTAACTATGAGAGCTGCTGTTAAAATGGGTTATACAACTGGTCCTAATAAAAATCATAATGATTTAAATGGTGATGATTTTTGGGAAAAAAAATTAGGTATATTAGATGATGTAAAAGCTGGTACTAAAAAAATAACTTATGGATTAGGTATAGGTTATCCGCAAGAAAACCGACCTAGATGGGAATCAGACGATAATGAGCTTTTAATTGGTGCAGGAAATGGTAGTAGAATTACTTTAACTAACCAAGAAGTACATCCTCGAACAGGAATGAAAATGAGAAAGGCTAAACTAGTCAATATAAAAGGCAATGAAAATAAAGTGATGCTTGATCCATATGGTGTTGAACACATTATTCCTGAAACTGCTGACACAAAAATTAATACATCTGTCGTAAAAAGAGATATTAAAGTTACAGAAATTAAGTAATATTTGTTAATATCTATTTTATCTATTAATCATTGACATTTTAGGTGAAAAATGATATAATTAAGTATGAATAAATAAAATAAAATATATTAAATTATGAAAAATATAAATGTTGTTTGCACTAGCAAACCTGGTGACGGTTTATTAAAGTATAGTTATGAACATTCCAGCTATCTTCGTCAATTAGGCTTTCAATCACAATTAATAATAATAACTCATCCAGACTTTAGAGAAATTGATTATATAAAATCTATAGGGGAAAAATATATTCACAACGAATTTGTTTTTTTTGATGACAAAAATATGGATAATTGGTATCCATATCGTAAAGAGTCTGTAACTCTAATTATGGGTAGAAGTATGTTAACTTTACCTTATTTAAAAAGAGATGAATACAAACACAGTCAATTGCTTACCTTATCTGTTTTGTTTGGAAACAATCTTATATCAGTTTATTCTGAAAATCATCCTAAAGATTATCCAATAGCACTAAACTATTTTAATCCTAAAAAAGTAGTTGACCTTTGCGACTATGATGTTTATCCTAATGGTGTTGGATTACAATTTCAAAAGATAATAAATTTTGATATATACAAACCATTTAAAAATGATATTAAATATGAATATTTATTTTTAGGAACAAACAAAGAATATTATAAAAATATTGAAGACTTTATAAGTAAAAATCCATCAAAGTATCAATCATACGGTATAGTAGCTTATTCAGGTCACAAGTATATTAATCCTAAACTTAACAATATTAATGTTCCAGTTGAAAATCTATTAGGTTCTTTTGAAACATATTGTTATGTCAAATCCACTTTTGATCCTGCACCTAGATTAATGCAAGAATTTAGATATTTTGATAAAAAAGTTTTATATTTGAGAGATAAAAATATCATAGATGGTGGAAGTGTTTATTGGAACAGACCTATACCTACCCGAGAAAGTTATTTTAAAAACTTTCAAGTATTAGTTGACGTATTAGAAAATCAATTTAATTTTAATTAATTTTAATTAATGAAGAAAATATTATTAGTAAGTGGTTGTAGTTGGGGTGATTCAAATTTTACTTCTACGTTTCATCCTGAAATGGCTTGCGACTGGCCTAAATGGCCCGAATTATTAGCAAAAAAATTAGATATGGAATGTTTAAATCTTTGTAGAAGTGGTGCAGGACAAGAATACATCTATGGTGCTATTTCAGATAAAATACAAACACTTGATTCTAATAAAATTGGATATACTATTGCAGCTTGGTCAACAGCACCTAGGCGTGATTTTAACATATTTAGTACTTGGAGAAATGAAAGCAAAGATTCTAAAGGAGACATAAATTATTGGATACAAAGAAGTTTTAGATACCAATATGCATTCCAAACATTAATGGAATTTAAAAAAATACCATATCTACAATTTCAAATGATTAGTTTACACAAAGCCTATTTGCACGAATTAAGACTGTTAGATCCTAAGAATAAAAATAGATTTGATAATGAACATCAAAAAGTTTTGCACACAATAAAAAATAGTCCTTATTATAAAAATTTTAATGATAAGTTTGTTGGTTGGCCAACAGACGAAAATATAGGCGGATTCGATATAGGATCAAAACTATTAAATGAACAACACAGAATTTCTGAATTAGATTTAAATCCAAACACAAAAGGACAAGAAGTAATAGCAGAGTTTTTATATGAAAAAATTATTAATAGTTAGCGGATGTAGTTATTCTGATCCAAACTTCACATCACCATTTCATCCAGAAATGTCTTGTGATTGGCCTAAATGGCCTGAATTATTAGCTGACAAAATGGGAATGGATTGTCTTAACATAAGTCGTTGTGGTGCAGGACAAGAATTTATATACAGCAACTTGGCAGACAGATTACAATCAATTGATCCAAAACAAATTGGTCTTGTAATAGCAGCTTGGTCAACAGCACCTAGACGTGACTACTCTGTAAAAAATTATTGGACTAATGATATGTTTGATAGTCGTGGAGATATAGAATATTGGATTAAAAGATCACTTAGATATTATTATAGTTTTCAAAATATGTGTGAAACACTAAAAATTCCTTATAGACAATTTCAAATGATACATCTATTTAAGGGTTATATATGGCAACAACTTGTGACCGCAAGAACAAAAAATATGCCTGATGAACTATTAAAACAAATTCCAATATTAAATGCCAAACATCAACTAACAAATGACGAAATAAACTGGAAAGAGCGTATTGAAAATACATATCTAAAAATAATACATAATAGTCCATATTTTAATAAGATAAATGATAATTTTATTGGATGGCCAACAGACACAAAATATAATGGTTATTCGGTAGCTGAATACAAATTAAATAACAAAACAGATCGAATATCTGAACTAGATTTACATCCAAATGCAAGTGGACAAACTATATTAGCAGAGTTTTTATATGAAAAAATTATTAATAGTTAGTGGTGATAGTTATACAGCAAATAATTACAAGTCTATTTTACATCCTGAATTAGATATATCTTGGCCTGTGTGGCCAGAACTTTTAGCAGATAGACTTAATATGGAATGTATTAACTTGGCAAATGCAGGTTCTGGTAATGAATTTATATACTCATCATTACTAGACAAAATAAACACAATAGAAAATAAAAAAAGTATAGGTTTAGTTTTAGCTGCGTGGTCTCAAGCACAAAGAAAAGACTTTGAAGAAGGATGTAAAATTAAAAAATGGAAGTCTTATAGAATAGATTCAAGTGGAGATATATTTGGATGGACAAGAAAAAGTATAAGAAACTTTATCAATTTACAACTTTTATGTGAATATTTTAATTTACCTTACAAACAATTTCAAATGATAAGACTATATGAAGACTATGTAACAGGCTTAAGACCTAGTCATAAACAAATTATTGAAAACAACTATGATGGTAATTATAGACTTACATATAATGGTAATAAATCTGAGGATATAATAAGTTTGTTTAATATAACAACAGAATATAAAAATACATTAAACATTAAAAATTTTTTAGGTTGGCCAATCATAGAACAGTTTTCAGGCTATTCTATTGCAAACAAAGTTTTAAAAACTAAAATAAATAATATTGATGTTTGGGATTCAAATTTAATTATTTCTGATTTAGATCACCATCCAAACGCAAAAGGCCAACAAAAATTAATGGAGTACATATATGACAGGTTGGGATAGAGATTATCTAGCAAACAAAGAAGAATACTTAAAACTTTTTGATAATATAATGCAAAAAGAAAACGAAAGAAATATTGAGTTTTTAGAAGAAAGTATTTTAAAAATTATTAATAGAAAATATGCTATAGCTTGTGCGAGTGGTACAGACGCATTGCATTTTTCACTTATTGCATTAGACATTAAACCAGGTGACGAAGTATTAACTACAAACTTTTCTTGGATATCTACAGCCTCTTGTATAACGATGGTAGGTGCAACACCTGTATTTTGTGATGTTGATTTAGAAACTTATCATATGTCAATTGATAGTATTAAACGTATGTATTCTGATAAAGTAAAGGCAATAGTGTACCCACACCTGTTTGGTAATATATCAGATATGACAGAAATACAAAACTTTTGTGAAGATAAAAACATAAAACTAATAGAGGATGCTTGTCAATCATTTGGTGCAAATAGAAATGGTCAGTATGCAGGAACGTATGGTGATGTTGCAACATTAAGTTTTAATGCAAACAAACCAGTTGCAGGTATATCTGGAGGTGGTGCGTTTCTTACAGATGATAAAGAACAGGCAAATCTAGTAAGAAAATTAAGAAGACACGGTAACAATGAAGTATTAGGTTATAACTCTAAAATGTTAGCGATCAATGCTGAATTTATTAATTTTAGAATAGAAAAAATGCACGAATGGCAAGATAAAAGATTTAGAATAGCTAAAAGATATGATAACAATTTAAAAGATATAGTTACACTTCAAAAAATAGATGAAGGTGTTAATCATTGTTATCACAAATATGTTATTAAAGTTGAAAATAAAGAAATAAGAGAAATCTTAAAGAAAAGACTAGGGGCAAGTGTACATTATCCTAATCCTATATCAGAAAATGCAATGTATAATTCTATTATACATAGAAAAGACAGGTGCTTGAATAGTCAACAAATATGTGATACAATATTAACATTACCTATTCATCCGTATCTAACAAATGATGAAATAGATAATACTTGTAATATAATAATGGCCACAATATGATAGAACACAACGAAACTGTAACTCAATTTAGCTACATTGACAAAGATAATAATATGGTTAATATAACTGACCAAATGCCAATTGAATTTTGTCAAAGTGTTCACAAACTTATAGGTGGTAATATTATAGATGAAAGTTTAATTAATGAAAATACTGAAGATATTTACGATTATATAATTGAAAAGTTATATACTCGTCCAGAGTATATGGAAAACAACGTTGAATTTAAATCTAAACATAAAATAAAAATAGCCTTTAACAAATTTATTTTTAAAATAATTAATAAAATAGTAAAATGAAAACCTTAGAAGAAATACAAGAAAATTATTTAGCTGTAGATTTCTTTTTATCTATGTCGTGTAATAAAAATTGTCATTACTGTACAAGTTATACACTAGAGATGAGAAATCTAACAGTAGATATGGATTTTTTAAAAAAAGTTTTAGACTATTTAAAAGATTATAAAATAAGAGTATGTTTACTTGGAGGTGAACCTGGACTTATTAAAAACTTAAATGATGTCATAAATGAAATTAAAAAATATCCTAATTTTGTTTGTTCAGTACTTTCAAATTCTTTTATACGTAAAAGATATCCACACATACTAAAAGATAAAGAAATACTTTATGTTGAACATAACATATTAGACTGGTACGAACACGAAGTTACAAAACTTGGAAATTTTGATTTTATACCTGAAAATGACTATAACAATTATAATGTGGTAGTACAAACACCGAATTACTTTAAATATAAAGACAAGTATCCTGAAATATTAAAAAAATTAGAACATAAAAATACAATGTGGAAATCATTTAATGGTAGAACACCAAACAAAGATGATGTGTTAGCAGTACACGAACAAGCTGCTGAAATAGATCGTAAGATGTGTGCAGCTTTTCCTATGGTACCTGTGATAGATTTTGAAAAAAAACATATAGTACATTGTAGTAAAAAGTTTGCTAATAATGATGAACTTTCAAAAACATTTGAACTAACAAAAGAAAACATTGATAAAATGATGAACTTTAGATTATTTAAATATGAAAGTTATTGTAAAACTTGTACTGAATGGGTACAGCCTAAAGGACATTTTCCTTTAAGAAAATATGGAAAGGTATTAAATGGTTGATAATATAGAAAAAGAAAAAAAATTAAATACATTTTTTAACAGAAAAACAATAAACATTGATATTTCTTTTAGATGTCCACTGGAGTGTCCTAGATGTCAAAGACAAACTTATTTTAAAGACAGAGGACTAAAAGTGCATGGATACGATTTATCATTAAATGAAATAGAAAAATTATCTAATTTTTTTACAAGATTTGCATTTTGTGGTCAGTTATCAGATCCTGTTCATCATCCTAAATTCCCAGAAATATTAAAAATATTACATAAAAAAAATGTTAGATGTGAAATACATAATGCAGCTAGTCAAAAATCAATAGACTACTATATTGAATGTTTTAAAGCAAACCCAAATGCTGAGTGGGTGTTTGCGTTGGATGGATTGCCAAAAGATAGTCACAAGTATAGAATTAATCAAAACGGTGAGAAAATGTTTCAAATTATATGTGAGTCTAAAAAATATCTAAAAAGAGCACCAATATGGCAATATATTGTTTTTAGTTATAATGAAAATGATATTAAAACAGCTCAAGAATTAGCTAAAAAGAACGGAATTACATTTTTATTACTACAATCCTCAAGGTGGTTAAGTGATGATGATCCATATAAACCAAAAAACAAAGAATTAGCTTTAGATGCCAAAACAGAAACTAGATAAATCTTTAGAACATAAACCATTTAAATATAGGGTTGAGAAAGCTATTAAAGGTAAAATAAAATTAGAACCAAAATGTATGATTACACCTGAAGACAAAAGACAAGAGGAGATTAAAATGGTGGCAGTAACAAATAGAGGCCATTTATTGCCTTGTTGTTGGTTAGACAATCCAAACATTTTAGATCACCCAACTATGAAAAAATTATTAAAAGTGAGTAAAATAAGTGAACATAATTCAGTAGAAGATATTTTAAATTCGAAAGTTTGGCTTGATTTTGCTAAAAACCTAATTGAGTCTGAAGATAATATGGATAAAATTTTATGGCCTTGTATTCATCATTGCAGAAAAAGAGAAGACAAAGACAAATATAGAATAGATACATATTTTGACGATACAGGAAACATAATAGATAGGATTGTTAATTGATATGCCAAAGCAAGAACGAGATAAAAGTTTAGAACATAAACCATTTAAATATAGGGTTGGTAAACCTATTCCAAAAGAAATAGAAATGCAACCAAAATGTATGGTTGAAAGAAATGAAGAAAAATCAATTAATACTCAACAGGCAGCAGTTACAAATAGAGGCCATCTAATTCCTTGTTGTTGGTTAGATGAACATCAAACTTTAAATCATCCAATTATGATAGAATTATTAAAAGTGAGTAAAATAAGTGAACATAATTCGATAGAAGATATTTTAAAAACAAATGAGTGGACTAATTTTGCTAAAAATTTAGCTGAAAATAATATGGATAAAGTTTTACCTAGTTGTATTCATCATTGCAGAAAAAGAGATAACAAGGACAAAATAAAAAAAGAAACCTACTTTAAGGACGGAAAAGTTAAAAGTAAAAATATTGTGTAAACTAACAGGAGATATATTATGAAAATTTACAGCGTTGCATTAAACTTACACGACCACAATACATATGATGGAAACTATCACAATCAAAGAGAGCGTCATACCAGATTTAAACACAATCTTCCATATCACGCTGAAGCTTATGCTCACCAATCTGATATATTAAATCCTAAAGATTATAGATTAAATGATGAGTTTGTTAGTGAATACTTTAAAAAGAGAGATGGAGATGATGTTTTAGCGTTTACGTACACTCTAGGTGGTATTAGAAAATCAAAAGATGAACTTTTTAACACTATATTAAAAGATCATAAAGAAATACTTAATTATGAACCTAAAAAACTTTGGGATCATTATTATAAAGATGGAATTTATTATATAGATCATCATCAATCTCACGCCGCATATGCCTTTATTAATTCAGGCTTTGAAGAGTCTGATATATTAGCTATTGATGGAATAGGTTCAAAATATAGATGTGTATTTTTTGATAAGGATAAAAATATGATAGACTTATCTGATAAGTTGCCAATAGGATGGTTATGGAATCATATGTCTAATCTTACAGGATTCGGAACACTCGGTGCAAGTAAATTAATGGGCAAAGTTGGATATGGTAAATTTAATCAATATTATTATGATTTTTTAGATACAGTATTATCTGGACCTATTTTAGAAAAAAAACAAAATTGGCCATTTGTACCAATCTATGGTATTGATGATCTAGCATATACACTACAACAAATTACCATTGACAAACTTAAAGAGTACATATGGCCTTTAAAGACTTGTGAAAATTTATGTATTGCAGGAGGTGTTGCTTATAATGGTTATATGAATGAGAGATTTACAAACCACTATATGAATGAAGTGTATGTACCGCCTGCTGTTGGGGATGAAGGTCAGGCCATAGGTACATATCAACACGCTGACTATGTTTTAAATCAAAATATACACAAATCACAAACATACGCTGGAGTTGAATATGATTATGTTGGTGAAGAAAAGGCAGATTATAAAGAAGTTGCACAAGCAATTGCTGATGGTAAAATAGTAGGTTGGTTTCAAGGTAAATCTGAAAGTGGTAATAGGGCATTAGGTAATAGAAGCATATTAGCAGATCCTCGTAATCCAGATATAAAAGACATTATTAATCACACCATTAAGATGAGAGAAGACTTTAGACCTTTTGCACCAGCTGTACTAGAAGAACATTATAAAGAATACTTTAAAACAAGATTTCCTAGTCCATATATGAGTAGAATATGTAAAGTTAAAACAGATAAAGTTCCAGGAATTACACACGTTGATGGCACCGCTAGAATACAAACTGTTAATAAAGAATTTAATGAAAAGTTTTATAATATTATAAATGAGTTTTATAAAATAACAGGAATTCCAATGCTATTGAACACAAGTTTTAACTGTCAGGAACCTATAGTAGAAACACCTGAGCAAGCTATAAGAACCTTTAAAAGAACAGCATTAGATATTTTAGTAATAAATAATTACATAATAAGAAAATAATATGAATTTATTAGAACTATATAAAAATCGAAGACAAGCCTTTTCTTATAAACTAGATGCACACATAGAAGAGGAAACTATTTTAGAATGTTTTAAAAAAGCTCAAATTGAATCACCCTCAAAAAATAACGAACAACCGTATAAAGTAAACATATTTGGACCAGATTGCCAAAACATAAAAGAAAGAATTTACAAAAAAGTTATAGACAAGCATAGACGTATGCAACAAAAGTCGGTAGATCGTAACTTATCTGCAACAAAATTAAAACCACACGACACAATTAATCAACTTAGTGATGATCAAAGACTTGGAAATATAAATGTAAATTACAGACACGTATTAGATAACACATATTTAGCAGTTTTTTCACAAAGACTTACAAATCCTAATCAATATAATCTTAATCTAGCTGCGACAGGTGGTCATTATTTAGACAACGCTGATCCTTTAGAGTTAAAAAATAATGAAAAAGCAGTGGCTGTAGAAGTAGGATTATTTGCTGATGCAGTATCTCTATTTTTATTAGAAAGGGGTATAGGAAGCTCATATCATATCTGTTTTCAACCAGACGCTGATAACTTTATAGATATACCTGGTGTTACAGATTATATAAAAGATGGACCTTGCGAAGGACAACTTGTAGGAACAGTTTTGTTAATGATGTCAATCGGTATTGTTAATCTAACAAAAAGACAATATTTAGAAAAATTAGAAAAAGACAAGTCTAAAAACTTTTATAATGATTCAGACCATTATAAATCTAATACAAAACCATCATTTGAAACAGTAGTTAAAATACACAAAAAATAATATGATTGATAATATAGAAATAGAATTATTTAAAAAAATTATACAAGAAAGTAGGCACAATCCTGATGTTTTGGATTCTTATAGTATAAATCAATTTAATGCAAAAGAAAAACTGATAGAACACGTAGAAAATTTAAACATACTAGATAACAATTCTGAAATAGTAATATTTGGAAGTTGGTATGGAAGTATCTTTATACCAGGATTTAAATATGTAAAAAGAATTACTTTAGTTGATACTGATAGGGCTGTTATCAATATTTCTAAAAATAGATTATTTGATCACTATAAAAATGTAGATTTTGTTTGTAATGATGTGTTTGAATGGGCTGAAGACTCAAGTAGAATTAAAAAAACAGATTTAATTATCAATACTTCTTGTGAACATATGAAATCTATGAAAGAACTCAAAATATTAAGTAATTTAAATTGTTATTTTGCTTTTCAGTCAAATAATATGTTTAACATACCCACACACACAAATTGTGTAAACAATATTGATGAATTTAAAGAACAATTACCCTACAATGCAAATGTTATGGTAGAAGATGAAATAAAAGATGAAAGAGGAACAAGATTTCTTGTTATAGGGAGATTTAATGAAAAGAGTAATCTATAGTTTATATATTGACATACCTAGAAATGAACTTGATTTATTTGATGAAAAAGTTTTAGGTAAAAACAAAATACCAATAAACCACGCCACAAAACATTCATTCAAACTACATTATCCTAAATTATTAGCTTGTAAACACACATATGCTTATGAAACAGGTGTTGATTTCAAAATGTTTGAATATGACTCTAATTTTATTATGTTTAAAGAGAATTTTAATAAAAAATATCCATTTGTAACATCTTATAATATTGTTAATTTTTATAAACTACATTTACTATACAAACTGGCTGAAGAATATGATGAAATTCTTTATTTAGATTTTGATGTTGTTCCTGTTACTAAAGAAAGTTTTTTTGATAAGTGGGATTTTCAAAAAGGAATATGTGTATATGATAACACATATAAGGTACAAAAGATGGAAGTAATATCTGAAAAGACAAATACTATAAGAAGTCCATCGTCAAAATATTATAACACCCAGGCTATGTTATTTGCACACAATCTTAGTATGAAGAATAATGTTATAAACACAGGAATTATTGGAACTAATAAAAAATATTTAGAAAAGTTAAATTACTTTGGTTCATTTGATGAAGACATATCACTTATGACTGAATTAAAAACTGATACAAGTTTTTTTCCTAAAAAAATAGTTGATTTTTTTGGATATGATAATGAAACACTTTTTAGTTTTAAACTAGAACAAAACAAAGTACCTGTTCAATGGTTAGATTCAGAATGGCATTATTTTTTTAGCTCTCAACAATTTATTCCTAAAGAAACAAAATTAATACACGCTATAAATAAAAATTTTGATTTAATATGGAAATTATATGATTAAGATATGTACTGTTTACTTTGAAGGATTATATAAACCAGAATATGTATCAAAACTCTATAGATCACTAAAAAGAAACTCTACAGTACCTTTTGAATTTATCTGTATTAGTGATAATAAAAATATTGAAGCTGACGTCATATTACCATATAATCACCTTGGTGATATTAAACGACACTGGCATAAATTAAAATTTTTCAGTCCACAATTTGCATATCAACAACCTGGTGATGATATTATTATTATGGACATTGATCAAGTAATAGTAAACAATGTTGATGATATATTAAAATGGGAAGTAAAAGAAAACGAATTAGTTACTTATGAAAATTGGTGGAATAGTAAACCAAATCCATTTGCAGCTGTAAATCCATTACCTATTAACGGAGGTTTTTACAAGTTTAAATCAGGAAGTTTAAAATTTATATGGGATGAATTTTCTTTAAATCCTGAATACTGGCAATTACATTATTATAACAAAGGTGATGTACATTATAAGTATTATGGAGAACAAAATTATGTAAACTGGAAACTAGAAGAACACAATTGTGTAATTAATAAACTACCAGCTCAATGGATTGGTAAATATGCTGATACAAATAGGGAAAATATAGTACTTAACAAAATGTATTCTACAAAGTTTAATACTGACTTTATGATATTGGATGATGTCAATGATAATATTAAAATAGTACACTTTTTAGGTGTTGGAAAAGTGATACACGGTAATAATGATAGTTTTATAGAAAAACATTGGAAATAATGGAAAAAATATTTAAAGATAAAGGTATTAACATAGACGCAGGTAATAAATGCACTTTAGAGTGTGCAGCTTGTGCCCGCCAACAGTATAAAAACATTGGTAGAAAGATTCCTGGAAACGATTTAACACCTGAACAATTTGATAAATTAACTGCTCATTTTAAAAAAGTTTCTTTTTGTGGAACATTCTCAGATCCAATTTTCAATCCTTATTTTTTAGATATATTAAAAATATGCAAAGAAAAAAATATCAAAACAAAAATTAGTACAGCAGCGTCACAAAGACCTATATCTTGGTATCAAAAGGCCTTTGATACATATGATAAAGCTTTATGGGTTTTTGGCATAGATGGATTGCCTAAAGATAGTCATAAGTATAGAATACATCAAAAAGGAGAATATCTTTTTGACATAATGCTAATGGCAAAATCTCAAAATATACCTGTAGAATGGCAATATATTGTTTTTGATTATAATAAAGATGATGTAGAAGAAGCTAAAAAAATAGCAAAAAAACACAAAATACGATTAACTCTTATTTTTTCACACAGAAATGTATCTACTAATAATAAAAAAATAGAAAATATAAACGATAAAAAAGAAATAGAAAGTGTTATTTTAGAAAAAGAAACTAAAATTGTATATAAATCTAACGTTATATCTAATACAGAAACAAAAAGTTTTAAACCTAAATGTATCCATACTAATAGAGATTTATCTTTTTCTAACACAGGTCATATATTACCTTGTTGTTGGTTAAATACTCAAAACAAAGAAACTGAAATATCTAAATTATTTGATAGTAAACTTCATATAGATAATAATACGGTAGAAGAAATTTTAAATAGTGAAGATTGGAAAAACTTTTTTAACATATTAAAAAATGATTCTTCTAAAGTACCGTTTAAATGTAGAAGTAATTGTACCAATGATTTAAATGACAATCCAGAAGAAA